GTCATCAGCAGTTAATCTGAATCTACCTTTCTCTCTCCATTCGTTAGATAGGTAATAACCTTCTACTTTACCTCTGTAATCTTTTTCTTTTGATCTGATCATAGAGAAGTCAATATGATAAACTTCAGCAATTCTACTACGATCGTGAGACCAGATGACTTCTAAACTAAAGCCACCAAATGTTTTATAGTCAAGAGCTACTCTTTTAAAGACGTCATTCCATGACTGTCCTTCGTCGTTTGCTTTATCTAAAAGCCACTCTTGTTCTGTATGTAATCCCTCTCCTACGATACCGTCAACGATAGCGTTAATACAGGTATTGTGGATAGCGGAGTTGTTTACTAAGTCAATAAGGTGCTGAGGAAACATATTATCCTCACCGTACTTTACGTACTCTCCTTTAGATGACTGCTCTTTAGCATTCCATCTTACAGATGAAGATCTAGGAATAGCCTGGAATTTAAATTTCTCGCTCATGAGTTATAGGTTATATATGACCCGTTCTGGTTTGGACTATAATAAGTAGTAATCGAGTTCTCGTTACTGCCGGAAATGTAAGCCCTTTCTGTAGCTAATAATTGACCTAATGCCTCGGCTTCTGCCTCATTCCAAATAGTGTCTGATAAGTTCCATACAAGATCGGCTGTATTCCAAACCAAATCGGCTCCTGCGATTAGCTCATAGATGTCGAGTGTATACTGTCCTGTGTTAGCTGGAACAACTGATCCACTAACTGAGGCTACCACCCATTGTTTTTTACTTAAAATGGTTCCGTCAAAGGAACCACTAGATCTATCGTAATCTTGATTATAGTTAAAGCGAACTGTGTCTACCGATGCTGAAGGTGTTACTTCAGGGTAGAAAGCTACCAGTTGATCTTCTGCTGACTTATTTAACTGAATCATTGACTACTATTAAATGGTAAGAAAGGGAGGGTTTTCACGCCCTCCCCTTTTACCGGTTATTTTTAGGATACTGTGATACCAGTAAGGACCCCTGAAAGGTCGCTACCTGAAATCTCAGCCGCTGGTTCTGGTTCTTGACCTGTGAAAGTAAGATTGTAGCCATTCAAGTCACCGAATGCAGTTCCGGTAGCACCGGTTCCGCTAAGTAACTGAAGACCATTCTCTTGACCTAGGTAGAAGAATTTACCTACTCCGTCAACTGAACCATTGTTTGTTTCAACGATTACCTTGAGGTTAGGATTCTTAGCAAGAACTCTCACTTGATTTCTAGTGGCAGACTGCAACTTGAAGAAAACAGCATTAACTGTTTGCTCATAGAATACAGTACCGTTCTCTGGAGTAGAGCTGATAGCCTCGCTATAGTCAGAAGTCTGACGGAATAGCTCGAACTTATAGAATACTCCATCACCAGTAATATCAGTGATAAGTCCTACGTCTTCACCTGTCAAAGAAGTAACAGAACCAGATAGGATATAAAGGTTTCTGATACCGCCTGTGTTGTCACGGCAGCCTAGAGTGAAACCTGAAGTAATATCGCAAGTGCTCATATCTATCTAGTTTTAAATGTTAATACTTTAATTAGGCGAGGTCGTTAGATACCCAGAACTCAGGATAAGCGATGTTAACACCAAGCTTGAATACAACGCGATGCTTAAGCTGGTCGCTGTTGATGTCGTACCACATCTGGAACTCTGTAAGGTCAGACATAGTGTCAGTACCTACAACGATGTGACGAGCTGGACCTGCAACTAAACGAGCAGAACCTTCAAGACCTACAGTACCTACAACGCGTACGTTAGTGAATGGGTGAACCATATCCATAAGACCACCACGGTTAGTGATTGCGTTTGGATCGAACCAGTAAGAGTTTGCTTGGCGGATACCAGCAACATACTTACGGAAGTTAGATACAGACATGAAGACAGTTAAGTCGTCACGGTCAGCAACGTCAGTTGGGAGCTGCTCGATCATAGAATCGATGATGCCTAAAGCAGCAGTAGAAGTGAATGAACCAGTAGCAGCACCTGTAGCCTCAACAACACCAGCTGTAGAGCCAGAGATGATAGTCTTAAGTCCGTCTACACAGTCACCAGCTCCTGTAGTAGCACCCCATACGAAGTTCTCGTTTGATTTGCGGAATTGGTTAACGATAAGTTCAGAGTAGTCACCAGCAAGGGCGAAAGTCTCATTGTAAGAACCAGCACCAAGAGCAGAAACTCCTAGGTAGTACTTGTCAAGATCCTTTAAGCAGATACCGTCGAAAGAGGTACGCTGACATACTTGGATGTCTCTCTGTGAGAATGATGCGGTTCCAGCTGGTGTAGCAACACAGCCGTATCCGTCTTGAATGTCTAGATCTACTTCAAACAAGTTGATCGGTTCCTTATACTTGATACCCTCTTTTACAGTGACGTACTCCATGGTAGTACCAGTGTATACCATTTTAGGGATTAAAGTACCAGCAACCTCGTTGTTAAAAGTATCTAATGCAGCTAAATCTAAAGCCATAATAGTTTAATTTTTCGGGTTATGATTATTTACGTTTTGCAGCCATCTTCATGATTCTCTCGAATCTTTCAGCCTGAAGAGGGGCAGCGATTTCTTCCTGTTTTTTAACAAGAGGGTTATTCTTTTTTGGCAATGTCTTAGTGGCGGCTGGAGCAGCAGAGAAAGTTTCTAATTTACTTTCAACAGCTGACATACGCTCGCCGTACTTTTTCATTTCGTCTTGGACAGCTTCAACAACAGCTTCGATAAGAGCTGGCATAAGATCCTCCGTCATAGGAGCTTCTTCTTCCGGCATCATCTCTTCTTCCATTGTCTCTGCAGGTGCTTCTGTTGGAGTCAAGAACTCTGTAACAGCACCGTTCTCATCTAATACAACACGCTCACCGTTTTCTAGTAAGTGCTCTCCAGCTGGAGCTGGGATAACATTACCTTCGGCATCGTGGATAGATAAGACAGTACCAACACCTAGCTCTCCGTCGTACATTAAAGTAACAGAGCCATCGGCAGTCTTGATCTCAGCAAAAGCTTCCTTCTCTTCTTTAATCTCGATTCCTTCAACAGACTCTGGAGCCTCTGTTAGGTTGAAGTACTTTTTAACGAGATCCTTAAGTTCGGATGCTTGCATAGTTAATAAAGTTTAAATTTAATTTTAGCCATAACATATAGAGGCTCCAAGAGCCCTACTACGGATAAATATACTGTATAGTAAAAATTATAAAAAAAGTGATACCCCAGTTGGAAAATTGAGAAAAAGTTCTTATCTTAATACTATAATTAAAAAATAAAAGTTATGAAAAAGGCAGTGATGATTTTAGCAACAGTAGTAGGATTGGTATCTTGTGAGAAAGATATACTAGTTACTAAACAATCCCCTACTGAGATTTTATTCACTCAGACCAATCATGTAGACTTGGTGTATGGTTTTAAAAATGGAGTAAATATTGTAGATGATAAATCTCCAGAATACTCTTATACAGTATTGCTAAATAATGTAAATGACTCTATCGGGTTTGCCTTCGTACGTTATCCAGGTATGAGCGGTAACACTAGTTCATCATTAATCGATGTCTATGTAGATGGAGTACTTGAAACTACATTAGTTGCCGAGGTTAATGTACCTGTAGTTTATAAGTATACTAAAATTAAATAATGAGCTGTGAGAGGCTTTTGTGTTAGACAGGGGGAAAGGGGCGCAAGCCCCTTCCTCTTTTGATTACAGATAAGAAAGAAATTATTTATTTTTCCAGTAAGAGTAACATACTGCTGCTCTTTGATCGTTATCAGGAAACTCACTATTCATTTTACTATCACCCATACATCTAGAGATAAATTCATCTTCAGATTCTAGAGGTGTAGGATATACAAATGCTTCTTTAGATTGTTCGATTAGTTTATCAGCAAAGTATCCTTCTACTGAGAAACCTTTTACTCTACCGCTCTTAACATATTCATCCCAGATAGCCTTATTATCCACTTTGTACATTCCGTACCATTCTCCTACTTTAGGCTCATAGCCATATAAGTTAGCTTTATCGTGATTCTCATCCTCTACTAACCAGGTTTGTGTTAGATAGATACCATCTACCTTCTGATTCATATCATGCTCAATATTTACTGAGTCACCAAGCTTATTCTTCATAAACTTATTGGCAATCTTCTCGATAGTATCAGCAGTGAAATAAACATAGTAGGGAGCTCCA